TCACCACTCATGCATCGATGCGACCACCTGGCCGATGATCTGAAAGTCGCGCTCATCCAATGGGAGCTTGAGTTCCCTCGGTGGGTAAACGCTATTGGCGCTCACCAAAGAGATAGCGCTTTTGCCAATGATTTGGATGTGCTTGACCACCAGATCATCCCACACTCGCACCACGAAAGACTTGCCATCCCTGGGCTCAACCCGCGAGCGGTCGATCAGGATGAGGTCACCCTCGCGCAGTTTGGGCTCCATACTGTCGCCTTTCACCTCGATGATCTGGAGCTCTTTGGGGTCCAAGCCTCGGCGCTTTATCCATTGTAGGCTAAACGCGTAATAGGTGATGTCGAGCGGATCGGAGACAAACGAGCCGCTATTACCCGCCTCAGCGGAAACAGTATATCTCGGAATTTGCACAAATGCTGGATCATCACTGTCCACAGCGTAGTGCCTAATGTCACCAAAAAGCAGCCAATTGGCATCGACCTCGAAACGGTCGGCGATGGTGGCAAGCGTGTCGTGATCGACGCGCTGCGCGCCGGTCTCAATCGCTTGGACCTTGCCCTCACCTATGCCGATTGCCTCCGAAAAAGCCTTCCTTGATAGGTTTCTTGCCTGCCGAACTTGTAAAATTCGGTCTGATATTTCAGTCACTTACACCCTCCATAGCTGTATTTCATTAATTTGCTGTTGCCAAATTAATGAAATCTAGTAAGTATTTATTGGCATACAGCAGAAGCAGTAAACACAGTGAGGCTTTATCACATGAATACAGAACATTTCCAACCAGGCATCATTCTGCATGAGGTCGTTGTCGGGTGCTTTAAGGCAAGCGGCGTTTCTCTTCATCAATGGTGCAAGGAAAACGAGATCAGCCAAGCCGCAGCATATGGGGCACTTAAGGGGGCAAATACTGGCGAGCGGGGCACCGCGCTATTGCAGCAACTGATCGATGCAGCGGGTCGCCATGTTGTCAAAACTGCATATCGAGCCCGCATCGAACGTCATGCCGCTGAGGTTGCAGCATGACCCTCTTGACCCAACAAAAGCAATTTGAGTGTGCGCAGCGCGCCACGGCTGAGGAGGCCCTCAAAGGCCTATCAGATAAAGAGAAAGCCAACTTTGCGCTGGCTCTGTTGATGAAGATCACAGACCCAGACGCGGCGGCGGTGCTGCGCTTTGCGGGCAACCAGCTCACCGAGCTTTCCAACATCCTGATGCGGGAAGCGTTTGAGCGGGAGTGCGGATGATGAGCAACGTCCCTGATCACATTCAGAGCGCGGCCTTTGAGGCGCATATGGAGGCCAAGGAGTGCCTTGAGCGATCCTTAGGCCGTGTGCCCACCCATGAGGAGATACTCCTCGCCCTGGCTGAGGCCTTTGGCGATATGATGGGTATCTATGCTGGCGCGGGCGCTCAGCCCCACCAGATCGATGCGATCAACCGGATCGCTCAGCGGGCCTATACCAGCATGCTTTCCAAGATCATGGCGCATGGTTGCGAGGGCTCAGCATGACCGCCGTTATTGAGGTTGAACGCTTTGGCTCGCTCGCAGTCGTCACCAGGGATGGTGTCGAGGTCTGGGGTCCTGGGCCAATCGCCCAAGCCGAGAACAAGCGCGACACGCTGGAGCGCCAGGCGCGCCGAAAGCGCCGCAAATGCATGACGTGCAGTGACCCATTCATGAGCGAGGGAGCGCACAACCGCATGTGTAATCCCTGCCGCGCTCGCACCAGCGCTGACACGCGTTCGTATAGTTTTGCCCCTCGCGCATCCCGCCGATCAATTTCTCGATAGGAGGCTCCGATGCCTGTTCTCAATGTCCCATTGCGACTGATCCCAAAGCCCAAGCACGAGAAAGCCGCCGATCTGCACCCAGAGGTGTATCGCTTGGTAGGCAATGCTTACCGCGACAAGCTGGATCGTCACTTTCGATCAGAGATGGGGTTTTTCCCAACTGATAGCCAAGCGGGCAAGGCGCTGGCGTGTGCTTTGGGTGAAGCGATCAGGGACATGTCGAGAGATGGCGACATCGCGATTGTGCGCAATGAAATGATTGCGCTGGTCGATGAGGTGGTCGCGGCGGCGGTGCGCGGGCTCATGTTGGGAGAGCATCGCGATGGGTAAATTGGGCGAGAATTTCGAGATTGCGCCATCCGAAGCAATGAGCGCCGATAAACCTATTGGTTCGGCTATTGGTTCGGCATTGGTTCGGCCCGAAATGTGGCTCTCTATGTCCGACCTCATGACGCTTGCAGACATCAAGCAAGCATCTGCGAGCGAGGCCATCAAGAAAGGTAAATGGCGTGGCGCTGATCTGGCTGTGCGGATGGTCGCGGCTGGTCGGGGCGGTGCTGGTGGTAAGGTGCCTCAGGTCCATGCTGATACCTTGCCCGCTGATTTGCGTGAGGCGTGGTATCTCCAGCACGGTATCGAATTGCATGAGAAGGTTGATGCCATCACGGGCAAAACCGTCATGGTGCCTGACCAGAAATATCAGCCGGACGCTAAGTATCAAAAGGCGCTGTCGATAGCGCGCTGGCGTTTGGACGTGATCCAGCCTGCGCTCAATCATGCCAGCGGTTCGCCAGAGCGCGCCGCCGCCGTGAGCGAGATTGCTGATGTGGCGCGCCTCTTGCCGAGCGGCAAGCGCAAAAAGCTCACTGCCGCAACGGTCTACAACTGGATCAAAGCGTATGAGGCCGAGAAACTTAGCGGCCTAATCCGCAAGACGCGCGCCGATACAGGCGAAAAGCGGAAAACAGTAAGCCGAGCATGGGATGCCTTTTTTGAGCGCCATATTGATGAGGCCACTCATGCGAGGGTGAGTGATGAGCTCACTGCGCACATCCAATCACTTTGGGCCTCAGGTGAGCGTGGCTGGCGCACAATCACTGAGAAATCCACCACCAAGCTGATCGAGATCAGCCGCGACCTAAAAGTGATCGATTTTGAAGCCTTGCCGCTGGGTAGGTCTGGCGACAAGGCCAGCACCAAGACGCAATTTGGCGTGTGCTGTGTCAGCCGCCGCCTTGTGGAGCGTGACCGCGATCTCAAGCTGATAGCGATCCAGGACAAAGATAATGCGGTGTTCCAGGACTATTATGTCCCGTCGATACGCCGCAACTATAACAGCCTCTTGCCGCGCCAGATTGTCGTGGGTGACGTTCACCCCGTGGACATCATGATGCGCCGCGAGGATGGCACGGTGGTCTATCCCAAGGCGATTGCCTGGTATGATGTGGCCACCAATGAAATCCATATGACGTTTGTGCTTTGCGAGCCTGGTGAGGGTATCCGGCGCGAGCATGTTGCCCAGAGCTTTGAGGCGATGGTGGATGAGTGGGGGCTCCCGCAACTGCTCTACCTCGATAACGGGTCAGAGTATTCTTGGGATGATATGATTGATGGCTTCACCGAGCTTTCTCAGGTCTCCAAAGGTGGCATGAAAGTCGCTGATCTCGACGGTGATCCAGAGGTCAACAAGCGTGTGATGGAGCAAGGCAAAGCCATTGTGCGCTCGCTCCCCTACAACGCGAAAGGCAAGCCAGGCATCGAAGGTGCCTTTGGCAACATCGAGCAAGTGTTCTTCGCCACAATCGAAGGTTGGACCGCTGGCGACCGCATGAACAAAAAGACCCACGCCAAGGGCAAAGACCCAATTGCGTTTAAGGGCAACGCGCGTGATTTCCTGGAGATCGCTGGCAAGGCCCTGGAGTGGTATCACAAGCGGCCTCAGCAAGGTGCCAAAATGCGCGGCAAAAGCCCTAACGAGGCTTTGCGTGGGTTCATTGAAAATGGCTGGGGGAAGGCTGTCCTGTCCAGCCCTGAGGTCATGGCTCTGGCGTTCTCCAATGAAGTCCAGCGCACACCGGATCGCGGGCGGATCAGCTATACGCCGCGCCGTGGCGAGACAATGTATTTCTATGCGGATGAGCTCTTAGGGATCGATCACGAAATCACTGTCAAAGTGCCAGCGTTCAATCCTGAATTTGTGTTCTGTTTGGTCGATGGTGAGATCATTTGCCAAGCCTTCCCTGAGCAAACCTATGGGGTGCTCGATAGCGAGGGTGCCTATGAGCTCAATCGGCGCAAAAAGGCATTCCGCCGCCAGATCGCCGAAAAGCGCAAGCATGTGGCCCTTCTCAGCCTCACCGAGGAGACCGAGCGCCACATCGCCCACATGCCCGATGCACCAGAGGCCCCCGTCAATGCGATTGTGGACGCTGGGATCATCGACCGCATGGCCCGCATGCAAGGGGAAAGCCGCAAGGCGCTCTTGGATGAGGCTGAAAACAAGAAACCCAAAGGCCCAGTCGAACAATGGAAAACAGGCCCCAATGAGGTCCTGGCTGGGTTCCAATTTGCAGAGGATGAGGAATGAGCGATTTCATTAAGACCGCCCAGGCCGAGCAAGCGTTTGAGATGTGTCAAACCGTGCTCAAGGCTCGGCCATATAGCAAGATCGGCCAGATCACCGGCGATCCAGGCACCGGCAAATCCACCCTGACCAACTGGCTCGCTGATGAGTTTGAAGGGGTGCGGGTCGAGTGCTGGATGGACATGGGTGACAAGGCCCTCCTGGAGGAGATCGCAATGGGCTTGAACGCCCGTGGCGCGAGCCTCGATGTGAGCGGCACCGCACCCACCTTGTTCCGCAAGATCAAGGGCGAGTGCGCTGGCAAGCTGATCATCATCGATGAGGCCAATCAGCTCAAATGGGCCACCTTGGAAAAGCTGCGCGGCCTGTCTGACATCGGCGGCGCTGGCCTGATCCTGGCGGGCACTGACATCTTGGCCAAGCGGCTGATCGAGGCGCGGGTGCGGGTTTATCTTGCCCAGCTTCGCCAGCGGATCGGGGCTAAAAAGGTGTTGATGAAACCCATCACCGATGATGCCGAGCTCGCCGCCTATGTGATTGCGCCACGCTTTGGGCAGGTCACCAAAGGCACTGCCAAGCGGTTCCGTATCATCACCCAGGGCCAGTGGCGCTCTGCGCTAGAGCTGGCGGATGCATGCGAGCGCCTGATGACCAATGAGGGCCTCACCAAGATCGATGAGCGCGTGGTCGAGACCGCCGCCGCATGGATGGCGGGCCGGTCATGATTAAGAGTGCTATCGCCAAACGCGCCAAGGCGCTGATCGAGAGCCGCAAGCCTGATTTTGTGATCGGGCCGAGCGCTGATGAGCCTTACATGCTGAGGTGGTGGTGGATACCCCGCAATCGGTTCCTCAACATCTATGTGCATGTGATCATGCGCGATGATGATGATCGCGCCTTGCATGATCATCCTTGGCCATCGCTTTCGCTGATGGTCGAGGGCCAGATCGATGAGGCCTATCGCGCCCGCAATGGGGATCACATCGTGCGCCGCTTGTCTGAGGGTGAGTGGGTCTGGCGCGGGGCTAAGTTCCTGCACCGCCTAATGCTCCCAGGCGCACCAGCGATCACCGTATTCATCACCGGCCCGCGCATCCGAGAGTGGGGCTTTGCATGCCCCCAAGGCTGGGTCCACTGGCGCGATTTTGTCGCCAAGGACAACGCCGGATCGATTGGCCGAGGATGTGGGGAGGTCTGACCTCCCAACCCCAAAACCAAACCGCAACCCACGTCTAGCCAAAGGAAAGACAATGCAAAACGATGAAATCCCAAAGGGTTATATGAAGAACGCCGAGGGCGCTCTGATGCCCATCAACAAGGTGAAGCCCGCTCATATCCAAGAGGATAAGACGGTGCGCCGCCTGATCGACCAGGCCAAGGCCGTGAGCGCCCAGCTTGCCAAGTTCAAGGCCGATGCGATGGGCGATGCCCAGGCATTCCGCGCCATGATCGCCGAGCAATACGGTGCCACCAAAGGCGGTGCCAAGGGCAACATGACCCTGCGCTCCTATGATGGTGAGATGATGGTCCAGGTCCAAGTCTCTGAGACCATCGATTTCGGTGTCGAGCTGCAAGCGGCGAAAGAGCTGATCGATGAGTGCATCGGCAAGTGGTCCAAGGGCTCGAATAACAACATCAAGGTGCTGGTGAATGACGCTTTCCGCGTCAACAAAGAGCGCAACATCGACACGGGCCGAGTGCTCGGCCTTCGCCGCCTGGAGATCGATGATCCGATCTGGGCCAAGGCGATGGATGCGATCTCTGATGCCGTTCGGGTGACCGGATCGCGCAGCTACATCCGCTTCTATGAAACCGATCTTGAGGGCGGCCGCAAGGCGATCCCTCTGGACCTGGCATCGGTCTAACCGAGCCACAACCCAACGGCCAAAACGGCCACAACACAAGGTAAGAAACCATGACAAAAGCAGACCTTTTGAAAGCCATCTCAGCCGATGCCGGTGAAACCGCCGCAACCGTTGATGCGGTCCTGACATCCCTGGCCAACGTCACATCCAAGGCGCTCGGCGAGGGTGAGGATGTGACCATCCCAGGCTTGCTCAAGCTCGACACCAAGGAGCGCGCCGCCCGCAAGGGCCGCAACCCCAAGACTGGTGAGGAGATCGACATCTCCGCCAAGACCGTTGTTTCGGTGAAGGTCCTCAAGGGCCTGGCTGATCACGTCGCCTAACCAGTCGCCACCGCGCCGCCCTCCCTCGGCGCGGTGGCACCATCGAGGAGAAAGCAATGGCAGAGATCGAGATCAGAACAACCGGCGAGCTAATCGTCAATTTGGAGGTGGTGGGCCAGATCACATGGGCCAAGCCCCTGATCGAAAGTGAAATCGCGGGCATCTATGATGATCACGGTTTTGGCTATGATGAGTGGGGCGATCCGCTGAATTGCACGCCATGCGATGAAAAGGATGATGCCCTTTCTGAGCTGGATGCCGCAATCAATGACAAGTTGGCGAAACTCCTCAAGCGGGTGCGCAAAGAGGCGCTTGGCGATGGCGTCCTGATATCCAGCCTGGATGAGATCGATGTCTTGATTGCTGAGCTGGAGTTTTCAGCATGACCCCGCAACACGTCACTATCACTGAGATCGCCCAGGTCTCAGGCCTCACCCGCAAGCATGTGCGCCGCATGGCCTATCGCGCCACCCTGGGCCGCTCCTGGTGCGGTGCTGACATGCGCCTGACCTTTCCAGAGGATGGCGATGTGCTGGTCGAGTTCCACTCACTCCCAGAGCACATCCGAGAGGCGTTTGTGATGCTGGACCAACGAGAGCTCCCGCTCCCCCCCCCCCCTGGAACGAATTAAATTGGAATGCCGCGCCGCCGCCCGCGATCCATTGAATTGAGGACTTGATATGAGCAACCCAAAGACATCCCCACAGCGCCGCAATAGCGACCTGGCCATGATCCACATCGGAGCCAAGCGGCTCTTTGGTGATGTCGCAAAAGGGGGCGATGGCCGCGAGGCCTATGAGGACTGGCTGGAGCGCCACACCGGCAAACGCTCGGCGGGCAAGCTGACCACCGGCCAGCGCATCGATCTGATCAAGATGATGCGCAAGGATGGCCTGATCCCTGATCGATCCATTGGCGGCAAAGGCCCCACGGCCAATGGCGAGGAGCGCCCCACATCATCCCAGTGGGCCAAGATCGCAGCGCTTGGCCGTGCAATGGGCTGGGCGCAAGGTCTGGAGGATGAGCGCTTGCGGTCCTTTGTGAAGCGCACCGCCAAGGTGAGCTCCACAAAGTTCCTGAGCCGCACCCAGGCGAGCAAGGTGATCATGGGCCTGGAGGTCTGGGTGGCCGAGCGCCAGGACACCAATGAGGGAGCGGCAACATGAAGCGCCGCGAGATCATAGATGCCGCCTTGGGCGCGTATGAAAATGCCTGCACTTGGCCCCACTATACCGATGATCAGCGGGTCTCGGCGCGATCAGCCGTGCGCGACATGATGGTGCGCCTCGATCTCTATGATGAGTTCCTGGAAGCCCAAGGCATCATGCCAAGCAAGTATCGAGAGGGTGGTCATGCAGTGTCCTAAATGCGGTGGCCGCGCATACGTCTATGCGACCAAGCCAGCCGGAACCCTCAAGCAACGCTATCGCCAATGCCGCATATGCGGCCATCGGTTCTCCACCTGGGAGGAGATCGAGGATCGCGAATTGCGCGGATATGAGAGCTCAAAAAAGGCACCCGCGCCCGATCTCTTTGAAACCGTTGACACCTCGAAAGCCAGCTAAAATGGGGGCGAGAGGCAAGGGCCGTGTAGCGGCACCCGCTGCACAATCCTTGGCGGGGATCGGGCACAATGGCGCGCCCGATGATGAGGCGCTCACCCTCGATGATCTGGCAATGCGCCTCTTTGAGGTGATTGGCCCGCGCGCTGATCTGGAGATCGAGCCCTTTGAATGTGGCGCGCCCTGGACCGCCCACGCGACCGAGGAGGAGCTCAAGCGCCTTGGCACCCTCCAGGCCCGCATCATCCGCCGCGAGCAAGCGCTCAAAGAGCTCAAGGCCGAGCGCAAGCGGATCATGAATAGAAACATCCGGCGCATGCGCCGAGCTGATGGCAAAGAGTAGGAAACCCCATGAAACACCTCCCCAACGCGGTCAAAATAGCTGAGGCGCTCAAGCCTCTTGGCACCGGCCAACTGCCCCAAGAGATCATGAGCCTCAGCGAGGATGGCAACCTGATCGGCATTGTTGTCGAGGTCGAGGGCGTCGATTTCATACTGACCATGCAAGAGGTGCCGCACCAGCGAAAGCGGCCCCCCGTTCAATAGGCTGCACATCTCGGCCCGATCTGGCGGATCTGAGATTGGGCTGGCCTTCCAGAGACTTCCACAGACGTCCAAACGAAAGGACAAATCATGACCAAACCCAAGCCCATCGCGCTGAGTGCTGCCCAGCGACAATCTGAAATCTGGCAACACGTCAAATCGGGCGGGCTTTACCGCTTAGAAACCGACACCGCCCTTATCGAGGATGGTGTAGTCCAGGCGGCGATCTATCGCTCTCTCTGGGATGGTCAGGTCTGGGTGCGTCCCGTGGCTGAGTTCTTTGATGGCCGTTTTATCAACTTATCCGTTGATGAGGTCACCGATTGCCGCCCTCTTGCGGATCGAGGTGACGCATGAGCCTGGCTGAGGATGCAATCAAAAGCGCCGCCACGCGCCGCCTGGCGCGCTCGGTGGTGATCAAAGATGCCGAGGCCTATGAGCGCCTCTATGGCGAGCTCCAGACGGGCATGACCAATGCCTGGTCTGAGGCCATGCGCGAGGGCATAGCCGCCGCCCTGGACCGCCTGAGAGACCTTGGGCCTGGCAAGTTCACCCGCGAGGATGGTGACGCCATCATACGCGTCCTGGAGGCCTCGGTGGGGCCTGAGGCGATTGCCGCCGCCATGCGCGAGCCGGTGATCAACTTGACCGATGCGCTATTTCGCACGGGCGCTGAGGAGGTTGGTCAGGCGGCGGGTGTCGCCATCGCCTTTGCCCGCCCCGATCTCGATGCGCTCGATGTGCTCAAGACCGGCAATCTATATTGGGTGGGGAATAGCTGGAACATCCGTACCCAGAACACCATCGCCAAAATCCTTGAGGACTATTTCATCGAGGGCATGACCCGCGAGGGCCTGACCCAGCGTTTCGCTGAGGACTTTGCGGGCATGACCGATAGGAGCCGCCATTACTGGGAGATGCTGGCCGATCACACCGCCACCAAGACGCGCGAGATCGGGCGGGTGTCTGGCTATGAGCGGGCGGGCATCGAGCGCGTCCAGGTGCGCGCGCAGATGGATGAGAACACCAGCGAGATATGCCGCCAGATGCATGGCCGGATCATTGAGGTGACCAAGATGCGCGCCCAGACAACCGAGTATCTGGACGCCATGAGTAAGCGCGATGAGCCCCGCGCCAAGGCGGCATGGGCTATGAATGGCGGTGATGATGTGGACCTCAGCGAGATCGCGGATGAGGACCTCGATGCATCAATCGCAAGCCCGCCCTATCACTTCCGATGCCGCACCATCACGGTGGCCTATTATGGGTAATCGATAAGATGGGGCCAACACATCGCTATCGAAATGTCATTTGCCCACGTTGCCAAGGTGAGGGTGTGGTGCTTAGTCCACGCACCCGCGAACATCATGGGTTTCGCATCAAATGCGACCTTTGTGGTGGTGCGCGGATCATGCGTGAACAAACCACAACAACGCTTGTAAAGGTTGATGAAATCACGACCGTTGAAGCTGATCACCCAGACTGATCCGAAAAATAGACAATGCATTTACGGCTTAAAAAGGGCGGGCTGAAATCTCAGTCCCGCCCTTTTCATTTATCCGCTTTATCATCCAGCTTGCGCTCGATCCGTTCCAGTGAGCGGGTGATCCTGCTCATGCTTTCCTCGTGATGCTCTTTCTGGATTTCCTGTTTGGTCTCCAGTATCGCCACGCGCCCCTTGAGGTGGAACCATTGGGCGACCAGGCCAATCGCCATGCCACCCCATGTGAGGATGTCTTTGAGGTTCACTTCCATCACGACACCCCCGCAATCAGCTTGCGCGCATGCCAGCGCAATGCACCAAGGCGCACGGCCCCAAACATAGCGCCGCGCCAGAGCCCAGGCATGCCCAAGACGCCAAGCGCCTCATAGAATACCTGATCACACCGCCGCCGCGTATAGAGGCCGCTTTCCAGCATCCAGTCATGCAGCGCCGCCGCCTGGATGTAGTCTGGGTGCGCCATCGGCACCAGCATCCGAAACGGCAAAGGCACTGATGCGCCATCGAATTGAAACCCATCGGGCACCTCGATCACCTCATCTGGATGCTGAAGGCTTCCCACGGCATAGCGGAAACCCTCCAGCACCTCCCAGCGGGGGCGCTGAAAGCCAGGCGGGAGAAGCCGTGCCAGACCGATTGCCGTGTTGGGCACGGCCATGATGATAAGACGATCTGTAAAGCTAGACATACCGCCCCTCCCTCATCGGCGGAGGGCGCGCAAGGCACCCACGCCAGAGCCGACATAGAACAGCCATCGGATCATATCGCCCGCCCATTGCTGCATTTGCGGGGTGGGCAGATCGGCCACCGACCAGGAAAAGCCAAAGATGCTATCGAGAATGACCGCCGACCACCAAAGCGCCAGCGGAACAATGAAGAGCCCCGCAAACACCCAGAACCACGGAAATGCCAGCTTGGACTTGTTGTAGTCGGCCATGATCTTGGCCTCATTCACGGCATGACGGGCCAGCGCTACGGCGGTTTGGGACTTGAGGCGCTCGCGGTCGTTTTCGAGTTCGGCGCGCCGCTCCATGTGATAGAGGGCCTTTTCGATCACCTCGCCAAAGCCGACCTTAATCAGGAGTGCGATAATGCTGGCCATCACGCGACCCCGCGCATGCAAAGCTCGGTCTCCTCGGTGCGCCGGTTGACCAGCCCGCGCACAACGCGCCCGCCAGCCTTGTTCCACCAGCCAAGCGCGGTGCATGCCCCCGCAATGCTGCCCTCATTCAAGCGCCGCACTGCGGTGCTCTTTGAGGTGCCTGACACCCCTACGTTGTAGGCGAGGCTGGTGAATGCCACGTCACGCGGGATGGGGAGCCGGTTTGCGAGGGTTTCAGCGGTAAAGGCGGGCCGCAATCGGTCACGATATGAGATGATCTCGCGGGCGAGCATCTCATCGCACTCGGCCTTGGTGTAGCTGTCACCCAGCCGCACCCCCTTGGTCTCGCCATAGCAGACCGTAGGGACGCCCACGATGTCGAGATAGGCCTCCAAACGGAGGCCCTCCCAACGCCCAACAAAGGGCACCGCGATCTCCAGAAAGGCGGTATCGCTGGATGCGGTGGCCGCTGGCGCTGATGCCGGTGTCGCGATCTCGGCCGTCACGCTGGGCTCGCTGGTGCCGGTCACCGCATTGGTGAGGCTGGTGCCATGTTGCATGGCCAGCACCACCACCAAGCCAAGGGCCATAACCCCAACAATCCAGGGCGAGCGCATCTTGGTGCGATCAATGCCCTGATCCCAGAGCCGCCCGATGATGCCATAGATCAGGAGCGCCACACCCAGCACCCACCAGATGCGGGGATTGGTGTCGATCTCAAAGCCCCAAAAGATCACCTCAGGCAAGAGGAGGCAAAAGAGGCTGGCGTAAAAGGCCCACATGCTATGCGCAGTTTTGGCCACTGATTTCCAATTCGCGATGAGTTTCATCGGTCATTCCTTTCGAGGTTTGGGGCTTAGCCGGTTTGCAGATCGCTCAGGACAAAGGCCTGGAGCTGGAGGATGTGTTGCGACCACTCGCGCATGTTGGATGGCGCATTGGCGGTGAAGGCGTAGCGGCGCAAACGCCAAGCCAGGAAGTCGATCACCAGCTCGCCCGCATCGCGATCCGCGAGGGCCTCGATGCTCTCAGGATCGACCTGACCATCCTCAGAGGTGATGCCCACCTTGCTCAGGAGGATTGCGGTGATCTTGGCCCCTTGATGCACGGCGCAATCAAACACGGCCACAGCCAGCTCAGGCGGCATGGTCTCGCATGCGAAAGCATCCCAAAGCTCACCGGCATTGGGTGCGGTGCGCCCGCTGGCATGGCCGCTCATCGAGAATTGCACGGCCTGATCAAAGACGGTGGGGATCGGTTGCGCTTGGTCCTGATCGCCGCTTGTCTGCGGATCGCCAGCGCCTTGCGTTTCACCAACACCGGCTTGCGTCTGGGTATCGGTGTCGCCTTGGGTCGTGCTTTGGGTTTGCGCCTCAGCGGTGGCCGTGGTGGCCGGTTGCGTTGCGGTTTCAGCGGCTTTCGCCTTTGCCTCAGCGGCCTTTTTGGCGGCGGCTTTCTTCTGGGCTTGGGTCTGTGTTGCCATGTGAGTTTCTCCTCTGGCTGGGTTGAAGTTGAACGGGATCGCCTACCTTTGGCGCACCGCCAGCCCACGGGCGCGCAATGCATCCGCGAGCTCATCGGCCACATCTTGGCCAAGCTCTGGAGCGAGAAAGTCGAGACCCTCGCGCTCCAGCTCATCCACCGCTCGCGCCAGCCAAGGATTGCCCTTGCGGGCGGGTTGCTTGACCGATTTTGCGGGGTGTCTCCCGCCCTTCCAGGCGAGTGCTTTCTTGCGTTTTGGTTTGATGGTGAGCGCGGGCCTGCCATCGTGAACAGCGCGCGCATAGGGCGTGTTGGCCGCGAGGATCGCGTCCTCGGTGCCCGATGGCTCGACCACATGCGCCTTGCGCAAATCACCTTTTTCAAAGGGCACGTTGCCTTGACGTGTAGCGATCTCGCGCAGCTTTTCCGCCACCTTGAGGCTGATGCGCTGGAGGTTCATGAGAGCACCTCGACGCCCAAACCACCGCCGCCACCGCCTGGCTTTGCGCGCCCATCGGCGGCGAGTGCAACGGCCCAGAAAAGGTCACCATGCCCCTCATCATTGCGCTCGGCGTCATACTTGATCGAGGTGCCGCTGGTGATCTTTTGGATCGAGTGCATTTGCGCCAGGACATCGGGGTCATTTGGCAACAGGAGGCGGCGCTCCTCGGCCAGCTTGAGCACGTTCAAGGCGAGCTTTGACTTGCGCTGAGCTGAGAACCAAACGCCGTCAAAGCGCTCTGGGCTGGCGGTGTGTAGCTCCTCGGCGAGCTGCATGCCGAGGCCTGTCTTGTCGATCTTCCAGCTCTCAATATCGAAACGCCCATCAACCTCATGGATGGTGGATTTCTGCGCCTCGAATTTCATGCCCTTGTGCATCTCAAAGTGCATGAGGGCAAAGCGATCTTTCCACTTTTTCCCATCGACCTCCTGGCCCACCAGGGCGATGGCCGTGCGGTCATTGATCCGGCCCACATCGACACCACCGCGCAAGCGGCCAAAGCGATGCGGCAAGATGCGCTCCTCGGTAAGCGAGTGGAGGAGCTCCCAGGACAAGAGCGCAGAGCCATTCTCGGCCCACTGGCACTCATAGAACATCGCCCAGCTCTCGCTATCAAAGAGCATGCGCAGCTCATCGAGACCGCCAGGCAATGGCATGCCCTGGCTGATCGCGTCCTCGATGGTGATGGTTTTGCGCGACCAGTGGCCGTGCTTGTTCTTGTGGTTGGTGGCGATCTCCCAGAACAAAGACCCAGGCAAGAACGGCGTGGAAAACACCGTGACGCGGCCACCCATTGCGGTGATCGATGGGATCACCGCCGCCCAAAGCATGCGCTGATTGCGCACCCAGGCAAACTCATCGAGCCAGACATCGCCAGGCCAACCCTGGGCGGTGCGGAAATTGGTGGACATGGCCACGATTTCAGTGCCCATCACCTTGAGTTTGTTGGCCTTGTCCTCATCGATCAGGACCTCCAGGCGCGCGGCGTGGTGGCGCACATAGGCAAGGATGATCTGGGCCTGGCGCTCAGATGCCGAGACCACAATCTGAGGGCGTCCAGCCATCGCGCCGAGGAGCACGGCCAACCCGACAACGTAGGAGAAACCGATCTGACGCGCCTTGAGGATGATGCGGAACCGCCCCTCATCCTGGAGAAACTCGGTTTGATACTCATAGAGCCCATATTCGGGATCAAGGACGCGGGCCAAAGCCTCGGCTGAGACCGCATTGGAAACCGTTGGTCGAGGCTTGGGCTTGGGTTGCGATTTCTTCACCCGGTCCAATGACTTGGTGAGCATGGCAAGGCGTTGCGCCTGGGCGTTGCTGGGGTTCTTGATGCGGCTGAGCCGGTGAATTTGAGCCTCGATCCCGTCCGATGTCTCGCGGCGCTTGCGCAAGTCGCTGCCCCAATCGCCTTTAGAGGCCCAGGCGCGCACCGTGCGCTCAGAGCACCCGATCACCGCCGCGATCTCGCTGGTGCTGTCACCGGCCAGGTATCGAGCTAAAGCATCCTCTTTTTGAGCCTCGGTGAATTTGGGTGGGCGTCCTGGGCGCTTGGATGTGGCTGAGAGCCGCTGAGAGGACTCAGAATGCGTCAAGTCTTTCTTTTTTGGGTGAGTGGTGCAGATAGCAGGACAATGCCCCTCAGCGGCGCTCTTTATGGCTTTTTTGGAAACGGGTTGCTTTGCCATTGCCGCTCACACCCCTCAGGATCGCGCCAGGAGGGCCACAAGGGCATCCATTGACCCAGAGGGTGCCGAGCGCTCTACCGGCGTTCCTGGGGCCGCTGAGCCGCCCTGAGCGGAATTGGCCAAAGCGGGCATGAGCACACGCGCCTCCTCGGCGGTGATAATCCCCGCACCCACCAGCCCTGGCAGGTCCTTGGCGTCGTCGCCTGGTGGTGTCAGATCGAGCGGGCGGAATGCGATCTCGCCCGTGCCAAGCGTTGCCTCGGCGTTCCCTGGCTTGAGGCCCAGCTCTTTGAGGAGCGGGCGGAGCTGGTCCAGCATGCGCCGCCGCTTGGGTTTGAGTGTCAGATGCTCAAAGGTGAAAAGCTGCCCCGTCACCTCGCCACCACCGCCGAGCTGGCCAGCGGTCATGATGCCAAGGACGCGCGGCGGGGTGCCGTGCGCCACGGGGATGCGATCCCGCGCGGCATCGATCAGCTTGAGGAAATCCCCATCTTTGACCTCAGCGGTGAGGCGCTTGATGTCGATCTCGCCCTCCTCGCCAGTGGTCATGACCAGTGTGCGGTGAGCGTTGTCGAGCCCCTGGTGCTCATTGCGGAAAAAGTCCTGGATCGCCTTTTTCTGGGCGGCGGATGGCGTCAACCCTTTGAACGTGATCGCATACTCTGGGATCGCGTTATTCTTGAAAAACGAGGCGTTGTAGCGGGTCGCGGCCAGCGCCAGCTCCAGCATGCCCTCAGCGCCGATCCATGTGGGTAAGGCATAGCGCCGCCCCATCGGGCAAGGCTCGCGCAAGTGGACAATCTCGCGGGCGGTGAACGTCACCTTGCGGGTGTCGCCATTGGGTTTGCCGATGCGCTGGAGGTAGCCATCGCGAAAGCGGCTCATGGTGATCGCGGGCAAGCGCCGCAATCCGATGATGCGCTCGCCATCGCTGGACCGGATCACCTGGAGGAAGGCGTTGCCATAGGTGCCGAGGTCGAGATCGAGCAACATGAAAAGCTCAGTCGCGCCGGTATCGCAAAGCTCCTCGATGCGCTCAGCCTCGCCCAAGAGGCCACCCCCAAATGCGCCCTCGGCCTTCACATGGATCGCGCGGCTATGCTCGGCGCTGGCGCGGTAAAGCGCTGAGAGGTTCCGCACGGGGATCGGCCAAAGAAACTCACCGTCCAAACTCACCTCGGCGCGCGAGGACAGGAGCCCAGAAATATCGGACTTCTCCACCGAGATGGTGACCGCCTCGGCGGTGGATTGGGCATCCGTTTCGGAGCCTGCGGGTGGGGTTTCATCTTTGCTCATGAGCAAAGAGATACCGCGCAAAACTGGAGGGCAATATCCCCCTAAGCCTTTGAAAGTTTAGTTATAAACCGGAACCCGCGCACCTATCTGGCACGGCATTAACTGATCGGGCAAGAGTGATTTCAGGAATTTTTGAAACGCTGAGGAGGCGGGCCATTGGCTAAGCTCACAGATCTATCAATCAGCTTTTTGTCCTTGGTCAAAACACCGGCCACGGGCAAGGGCCTGACCTTGAAGGCCGCCGATGGTGAGCGCCCCGCCGCCTTCGATCTGGTGGTCAAGAATGACGACATGATGCGCGCCTATGGCGTGGTCTATGCGCCTGACCAAGAGGATGCGCATGGCGATAGCGCTGATGCAGACACCATCCGCAAAGCTCAAGCCGAGTTTATGCGCGAGGGTCGCCTCAAGAACATCGACACCGAGCACTCATTCACCAGCGAGATGGCCTATGTGGCCGAGAGCTGGCTGGTGCGCAAAGGTGATCCGCTTTTTTCCAATGAGCCTGAGGGCTCTTGGGCCGTAGGCATCCAGATCGGCGATCCCGACCTCTGGAAGCAACTGAAATCCGGCGAGCTGACTGGCATCTCATTGGCTGGCATCGCTCGCATGGAGCCTGGGCCGGATGATCCAGCCCACCCTCGGTATACCGAGAAAGACGCCGCGCCTGGATGGGTCGAGCGTTTCATCAAAGCGCTAACCGGCGTGAACCCCCAAGAACCTGTCGAGGAGACTGACATGACCAAAGATGAGGTCCAGGCATTGGTTGGCGAAACACTGAAAAGTGTGCTGCCAGATGCGCTCAAGGACGCAATGAAATCCGCTGGCGATCCGCCCGCGAGTGCAGAACCCACCGAGGTGGAAAAGGCCGTTGCCGCCGCGCTCAAGGCGCATGGCATCGAGCCAAAAGAGCCCGCCGCTGGTGGGGGTGAAGGCGATCAGACTGACATCCAAAAGGCTGTCGATGAGGCCGTGACCAAGGCGCTCGGCACCAAAGTCGATGATGCCATCACCAAAGCCCTGGCAAAGGGCGCAACCGAAACTGACCCCGCAACGGGCGGCACCGAGGAGAGCTTCACATGATCATTGATCTGCCAAATCATGGCCGCATGGATGATGTGGTCGCGCTGGCCAAATCCCTTATTGGCCCAACTGACCTTGCCAATGGCGGCACCCTGACACCGCAACAGGCGCAAAAGCTGATTTCCATGCTTTGGAAAGACGGGTTCTTGTCCAAGGTCACAACCGTTCGGATGTCCAAACTGACCCGCATGGTCGATGTCCTGGACATCTTGCGCCGCCAACTGGTGCGCGTTGCTCAAGGCTCTGAGCCTGATGAGGCGTCCCTGACCGGCGCGCAAGAGGGCGGTTGTAAGCTGACTGCGCTGGATGCTCAGCTCTTTGCTACGCTGACCTTGGATTTCCTGCGTGAAAACAAGGACAATCCTGAGCTGCAAAAAGAGATCGAGACGGGCTTCAATACCGTTCTGGGCAATGACATCGTGGACCTGGGCTTTAACGGCATCGCCGATGATGGTGCTGGCGCAACCCGCGAGGAGAAGTTCCTCCACCTTAACAAGGGTTGGCTCCAGATCGCTCGCGAGGCTCCCAAGTCTCCCAAGCAAGCCATCGATGCCGCAACTGATGGCTGGATCGCAACGCTCAAGGCGGTCAAGGCAAAGCAGGACCACCGCGCTCTGGCGACATCGGTTTTCGTCATGAACACCGCTGATGCGGATGAGTATGGCGAGGAGATCAATGCTCCGGTGTCGGGCCATGAGGTTCAAAGCGGCTCGCCTGCGCGTCGTTTCCGTGGTCATGCCATCGAGGCAAACCCGACATTTCCGCAAGGTAAGGTCCTGTTTACGCCCCTCAAAAACCTGGTTTACGGGCTGCACACCACTGTTGACCGCAACCGCGCCTATCACAACCGCCGCCGTGCGCTTGAATATACGTTCGATATGTCTTTCGACTTTGAGATCGCGGTCAAGCCTTTCGCAGTCTTGGGCGAGTAAACCATGCCTGAGGTCGCAACCGTCACACCGGCTGAGATCAGAGCCTTTGCCAACCTCCCAAGCGAGGTGCCAGAGGCTCTCCTCACCACGCACATCGAGATCGCCGAGCGCGCTCTCGCAAGTGCCGCCGGTGTGGCGGGTGCGCCTGAGGGCCTGGAGCAAGAATGGATCGAGGCGCTCACCGTGCGCGCCTTGGCCAGCGTCTTTCCCTGGCTCAACACCTTCGCGCTCGATGGCGCGGCCAAGGTGGGGCGTCTGGAGGGATCGGTCGAATACCGTTTCCTCGATGCCGATGAGGTCGAGGCGAAAGTCAAAGGATTGATGAGCCGCTTCGAGGAGCTGGTGGCCAAGGTCACCCCCGCCGATCCGGCTGACGAAACACAAGGCCAAGCCAGCGCTGACACCGCCTGGCTCGGCGCGATCTGAGGACCGTTTATGCGCCTGCGCACCCGCCTTTCTGAGGAGCTCAAAGCCCGCCTGATCGCCACCTTGCCTGAGGCGGTGGAGACGGTCTGGGATCATGTTGCCGTTGTGGTGATGGTCGAGCAACTCAAATTCACCTCAGCCGGTGGGCTGGAGGGTGACTGGGAGCGCCGCACCGCATTCGAGGGCGTTGTGCGCGCCGAGCTGCGCGCCGATGCCATCGATAGCCTGGAGGTCGAGCCGCTCATCACCAACCTGGTGGCCGATCCCGTGTTTCTGAATTTTGAGGCTGAGCCTGAGGTCGATCAGATCAGCGAAAAGGCCCGCATCGTGCTGGCTGAGTGGCGTGACACCATCCGCGATCAGGATGTGGCCAGCGCCTTGCGCTTCACCGTCACCGGCACCATCGCGGCCTATCATGGCCCAGCGGTGCGCCCTGAGCTCTTGGTGGCGCAAGCCCCTGACATCGGCCCAGGCAATGAGGATGCCTATGTGGCACCGGCTGGCGGTGACGCATGAGCGATTTTGACACCACCGAGAATGACCGCCGCCTCGCCAATATCGCCCAGATGGGCGTGGTCGAGGAAGTCAAGTATTCCAACCCGCCCAAGGCGCGGGTGCGCGTGGGCGAGCTCCTCACTGGCTGGCTACGCATGGGGGTGCGCCGCGCTGGCGATGCGCATGAGAGCTGGGCCTATAGCGTAGGCGAGGAGGTCCTGGTGGTCTCGACATCCGGCAACATGGCCCAGGGTGTCATTGTCTGCGCCTTGGCCAATGGGGCCAACGTGGCTCAGGCCGCTGATGGTGTGTTCAAGACGGTCTACCCCAATGGCGTGGAGGTCACGATCAGCGGCGGCAATGTCGAGATCACGGCCTCAGGAAACATCACCCTCAAAGGCGCAAGGATTGATCTAAACTGATGCCCCAAGTCGCTCGCATAACAGACGTTTGCACTGGTCATGGCCCTTGGCCCCCGCGCGCCTCAACTGGCGCGAGCGGCGATGTGTATGCCGAGGGCTTAGCGGTGCATCGGCAAGGTGATGGCTGGGCCGTTCACTGCGCGCCTGGCCCAGTGTGCCACGGGGGCGCCTTGGCCAGCGGATCGGGAACGGTGTACGCCAATGGCAAGCAACTGGGCCGTGTGGGCGATCCTGTTGATTGCGGTTCATCGGTCGCCTCAGGCGCATCCACTGTGTTTGCAGGAGGGTGACATGAGTGTGATTGGCCTTAACGCAAACAACGGGCGCGCCATCGATGGCCTGGATCACTTGCGCCAATCGGTGCGCGACATCCTGATCACGCCCCTGGGATCGCGCGTCATGCGCCGTGACTATGGGTCTGGGCTCTTTGAGCTCATCGATGCCAACCTGACACCGCTCACCTTGGCTCTGATCTACGCGGCCACCGTCGATGCCCTGCGCAAGTGGGAACCGCGCTTGCGGGTTACTCGCGTCCAGGCCGAGGCCCTGCCTGAGGAGCTGAAGGCTGGCCGCATCTCGATCACAGTTGATGGCCAATATTTGCCCAGTGGCGAGGAAATCCGGCTCGATGGGGTGGTGCTATGAGTTTTACGGCCATCAATCTTGACCGCTTGCCTGCGCCTCAGATCATCGAGCAACCTGATTTTGAGACAATCTTTGCCGCCCGCAAGGCCCGTCTGATCGAGCTTGCGCCACACCTTGCGCCAGCCTTGGAGCTGGAGAGCGAGCCGCTGGTGCAAGCGCTCCAGGAGGATAGCTATCGTGAGCTCCTGTTGCGCGCCGCAATCCAGGACGTGGGCAAGGGTAGCCTCTTGGCGTTTGCCAGTGGTGCGATGCTTGAGCACCTTGCCGCCCTCTATGGCGTTGCGCGCCAAGTGGTCCAGGAGGCCGATGATGCGGTGAGCCCACCTGTCGAGGAAATCCTTGAGGATGATGATCGCTTGCGCCGCCGCGTCCAGCTTGCGCCTGAGGGCTTCACAACCGCTGGCTCTGAGGGTTCCTACATCTTTTGGGCGCTTTCCGCCTCGGCTGAGGTCAAGGATGTGGCGATCTCAAGCCCATCTCCCAAGCACGTCACAATCGCCGTGCTCTCGCGTGAAGGTGATGGCACTCCAGGCCAAGAGCTCCTCGATCAAGTGGATGCTGAGACGCAACCGCGCCGCCCGCTCACCGATCTGGTGGAGGTCGAGCCCGCCGATGTGGTCACCTATGAGCTGCATGCGGTTTTGACCCTCTTTCATGGGCCGGATGCTGAGGTGGTGCGCGCCGCCGCTGAAACGGCCTTGCGCGCCTATGTGGGTGAGCACCACCAGCTTGGCCACGACATCACAATCGCGGGCTTGCATGCTGCGCTCTGGCAATCGGGCGTCCAAAACATCGACCTTGGCGCATTCACCGATGATCTGATCGTGGCACCCAATCAAGCGGCGCATTGCTCCAATCTCACCGTGACCGTGGGGGGGCGTGATGTCTGATTTCAAGCACCTCTTGCCCCCAAGCGCCACGCCTTCGGCCCGTGCGGTCGAGGTGGTCATGGCTGAGCGCATCCAGGGCCTCGATGAGCCGATTGGCAAGCTCTGGAATGTTGACACATGCCCTGAGGCGCTCTTGCCTTGGCTGGCGTGGTCATTCTCGGTCGAGGTCTGGGATCACGCATGGCCTGTTGAAACCAAGCGCGCCGTGATCCGCAAGTCGATCCTGGTGCATCGCTGGAAAGGCACCCGCCGCTCGGTCGAGGAGGCGCTGGAGGCCATTGGTGTCAGTGCGTCAATTCGGGAGTGGTTTGAGGCCGGTGGCGTCGAGGTCACCGGTGCGCCAGGCACATTTGAAATCTGGATTGATATGCAAAACGTGCTTGCCACCGGCGCTGAGTTGCCCGCCTTGCTCGGTGAGTTGCGCCGCGTCGTGGATGCCACAAAGCCTGTTTCGGCCCACTACACCGCCCATGCCCGCATCACTGCGAAAGCCCCAGAATATGGCGGCGTTTGCTCCTGGTTCGCCGGTGGGCGGCTGACCAACACGGCGGGCATTCCACCCATTCCGACTGTCACATCGCGGATGCGCGGTGCTGTCACCAGTTTCATGACCGGATCAATCCGTAGTCCAATTTTGGAGGCTCCCGTATGAGCACTGAACCTTATGGCTTTCTGACCACCGCTGGCCGTGCCGCCAATGCCGCCGCTCTGGCTACGGGCGCGATCTTGCCCGTAGCAGAGATTGCCTGGGGCGATGGAACGCGGGCGATCACTGGGGGCGAGGCCGCGCTTGAAAACGAAACGGGCCGTGCGCCGGTTGCCGCATGGTCGATTGACCCAGCCAACGCGGATGTGGCGCTTTTCCATCACTACTTTGCCGCCGATGATGGCCCTTTTGTGATCGCCGAGGCGGGGCTTTTTGATGCGGATGGAACGATGCTGGCCATCGTTACCTACCCGACACCCTTCGCAAAACCGCTCAATTTCAACCCTGAGCTAGTGCTGGCCGTGGCCTTCTCTGATCTGGAAAATTTGCAGATCGAGTTGACCGCGCCCTCATCCCTTGTGCCTGCGCCTCGCAAGATCATTGCTGGCAACGGCCTCGCTGGTGGTGGTGATCTGTCACAGGATCGGACGCTTGCGCTAGATCCTGATTTGCTCGCTCGCTTTGAAAGCGACCTTTTGCCTGAAGGTGATCGCGAAGCCGGTGATATGCTGCGCATCTCGGAAGCGGGTGAGCCGGAATGGGTGGCGGGATCGGGCCTTTTGGGCGGATCATCGCTTGATGGACCTGCCTCCATCTACGCTGGAACCAGCGCCGAATATATCATCACCGATTATGACGCTTTCACGGCCTACGTGGTCACCGCCACGCGCGGCACAGTGGCACGGGATGCCGAGCGCATCACGCTCACACTGGACGCCAATGAGGCCGCTGGTCCGCTCACACTGACTGTTGATCGGGGCGGCTCTGAAACCGCCATAGAAATCGCCGTGTTGGCCAATATCGTGATGCCACCCTCGATTGATGCTCCTTTGAGCGGCGCGACTGACATTGGCCCCACGCCATCGCTGGCCACAAGCGCCTTTGCAAGTATCCCCGATGGGGCGGATACCCATGCCTCGACTGATTGGCAGATCGCAAGCGACAACGGCTTTGCCAATGTGCTCTGGGAGGCGCTTGCCTCGGCTGATCTGGAATTGACCAATGTGCCATCGGGCACGCTGGACGTGGGTACAACCTACTATCTGCGCGCTCGACACAATGGCGATACACTGGGCGCATCGGACTGGTCTGTGCCGGTTAGCTTCACCACCAGCGCAACCTTTGTGCCAATGGCAGAGGTCCAGGTGTTGACGGGGTTTGATACTGGCACCGATAGCGCCGTGCAGATCGATGGTGATTGGCTTGCGGGCATTGATGATGCCGAAACCGGCGTGGATATTTACCATCGCACCGGTGGAGCTTTCGTTTTCAATGACACGCTGCCCGTGTCCAAGGGCGGCTATAAGACGTTCGGCCTGAATTACCCTTGGATCGCCTTGCCCAATGGTGCTGACACCAAGGTCTACCGCCATGAAGGTGGCGCATGGGTCGAAAAGCAAACGCTTGCAGGCAATACCTGCATTGTGATGCGCGGTGGGCGCTTAGTGATCACCACCGGAGCGGTCGCCAAGGTTTATGAGTTGGCGGGCGAAGTTTGGACCGAAACGGCGGAAATCACCGCGCCTTGGGCTATAAACATTCTCGATCTGAATGGTGATCGTTTGTTACTCGGCAAGTCGGGGACGCGATCCAACTTTTACCGCCTTGAAAACGGCGTTTGGGGAGAGACGGGGTATTACAACAACAACACCTCTCACACTCATACTTTTGCCATCAATGGCGCGGTGGCGGCATATCGTGACTTAGGTGGCACTGGCTTCATGCGCATCGTGAATGCGGACGGGAACAACCAACAATTGCGCTATGTGACCGGGCCAACCTTCGATCACGGGATCACGATTGATGATGGTGGCAACGTCTACACCATCAACGACGCGAGCAATGGCTTGTTGGTCTATGAGGAGGGTGACGGAAGCTGGCCGCTGTTGCGCGAGATTGCAGGGAACGTGCCCAATTACTCCATTTACAATCAGTCGATTGCCCAAAGCGGCGGCACGGTTGTGGCTATTTCAGGAGGGCAAGTGAATGTCTTTAGCTGACACCAAGACTTATGCGCGGATCGCGGACCGCAAGGTGGCCGAATGGCCGGTCCATGCCCGCCACATCGCAGCGCGTGGCCTGCCGCAACGGCTATTCCAGCCGGTACGCCCCACCGGCCAGCCGCTCTTTGACCCGCTGCGCCAGACATGTGCAGAGGTGCGCCCTATCGTGAATGATGCGGGCCAGCCGGTGCAGCAATGGGAAGTGCGCGCCTTGCCGATTGAGGCGCAGCGCGACATGGCAACGGCGGCGATGCGCGATTGGATTGACGCCTTCCTGAGCCGCTTCACCGATGGCGTCCCATCGGCGGAAATCGCCTCATGGCCCACCAAAGCAGAGGCCGCAAGCGCCTATCTGGCTGGCGCTGCCACCGAGTTGCAAACCGAGATGCTGGCCGGTGAAGCCGCCCCACTTGGTCTGACACCAGAGGATGTGGCCACCGTGATCGCCGCGAAAGCCGCTGTCTATCAGCGCGTCATTGGCCTGACCACCGGAATGCGCCGTGCCACCGAGGCAAGGATCGCCGCGTCTGATGATCCGTGGGCGGTGCTGGACGCGGCCAAGCAAGCGGCGCTCGAAAAATCAACTGAGCTAGGAGTGGCGTGACATGACCAAAAACCATCAATCAACCCATCAAAAGGAGATCACCAATGCCTGAGCAATTCCTCCACGGCGTCGAGGTTGTCGAGATCGACACCGGCACACGCCCAATTCGCACCGTCCGTTCCTCGGTCATTGGCCTTGTGGGCACTGCCCCCGATGCCGATGCCGACAAATGGCCACTGAATACGCCCGTCCTGGTGGCGGGCAAGCGGTCTGATGCCGCTGGATTGGGGGTCGCTGGCACCCTGGCACCGGCCATCGATGACATCTTTGACCAGGCGGGCGCGGTTGTTGTCGTGATCCGCGTGGCCGAGGGTGCTGATGAGGCTGAGACGCTGAGCAACATCATTGGCGGCACCGATGATGTGACTGGCGCGCCAGAGGGCCTCCAGGTCCTACTCGCCGCTGAGAGCGTGGTCAAAGTGGCCCCGCGCCTCATTGTGGTGCCTGAGTTCTCCCAGGAGCAAGCGGTGGTCTCTGAGCTGATCTCGATTGCCACCAAGCTGCGCGCCATCATCATCGCCGATGGCCCCAATTCAACCGATGCGGATGCCATCACCTACCGTGAAAACTTCGGTTCTGATCGCATCTATCTGGTCGATCCTTGGGTCAAGGTCTGGGATACCGAGACTAGCACCGAGATTGTGCGCCCCGCCTCGGCCCGTGTCGCTGGCGTGATCGCCAAGTCCGATGCTGAGCGTGGTTTCTGGCACTCCCCATCCAATCGCTTGATCGATGGGATCACCGGCACCGCCCGTGCCATCGACTTCACCCTGGGTGACGCCACATCGCGGGCCAACATTCTCAATGAGAATGAGGTCACCACCATCATCCAGCGTGATGGCTACCGTCTTTGGGGCAATCGCGGGCTTTCCGCTGACCCAAAGTGGGCAATGATCAAGCGCCGCCGCGTGGCTGACATGATCAATGAGAGCATCATGCAAGCCCATTTCTGGGCGGTGGATCGCAATGCGGATCGCACCTATTTCGAGGACGTGATCGAGGGCGTGAACGCCTATGGTCGGCGCATGATCACCGTGGGTGCTTTGGTGGGGTTCAAGTGCTGGGCCGATCCCGATCTCAACACGCCTGAGGCGCTTGAGGCTGGTAAGGTCTACTTTGACTATGACTGGGTGGAGACGCCCACCGCCGAGCACATCACTTTCCGTTCCATGATCAACAATGGCTACCTGTCTGAGGTCCTGCCAACGGCCTAAGGAGGGCTTATTCCAATGCGTGATCTTCTGAAATTCATGAATGCCTTTGTCGATGGCTACGGCTTTGCCGGTGTTGCCTCGGCGGTCGAGGTGCCCAAGATCGAGGTCGCAACCCGCGATTTCTCGGCGGCGGGCATGGCTGGCCCCATCGAGGTGCGCATGGCGCGCCTGGCCAATGCGCTGATGTGCAAAATGACCTTTGAGGGCTTTGACCCGCATCTCTATGAGACGCTGGACATCACCGAGGGCTCGCTGATCCCCTTCACCTGCAAGGGCTCCACCGAGGACGGTGATGGGGCAACTCATGCGCACTCGGTCACGATGCGCGGTTTCGTCAAAGTTCTCGATGAGGGTGAGTGGAAAGACGGTGAAAACGTCCCGCTCAAGCTGGACCTGAGCTTGCGTTACTACAAGCGCGAGCGTGATGGCATCGAGCTCTTTGAGATTGACCAGGAAAACATGATTTTCCGCGTCAAGGGCAAGGACCTCCTGGCCGAGCACCGCGCCAATATTGGCCGCTGAGGGAGGCTGAGACATGGCACATACTGAGACCTATGAGCTCCAATACCCCTTCACCCACAAAGGTGAGGAGGTCACCGAGCTGACCATCCGCCGCCCCAAAATGCGTGACCTCAAGAAATTCGAGGCCATCAAGGACAAGATGAAAAAGAGTTTCACCATGCTCTCTGATCTTGCCGAGATTGGCCCCGATACCGTGGAGGAGCTGGACCCCGTTGATTTCAACGCGGCCTCGGTGATGATCGCGGGTTTTTTGGGCGTATCGGAGGAGGAAATCCAAAAGATTTCAGGGCAATTTCCCTCTTCATGAGCCGACATTTCCACTGGCAACCATCCGAGATTGATGCGTTGCCAGTGGAGGAGCTCCTCGATGCTTTCGAGGATGCAAAAGACTACCTGAGAATTGAGGCGGAGGCGCGAAACTCATGATCCCTACAAGTGTTGGCGTCGATGTCCTTGTGAGCCTGGCAGACAGGCTCACAGCCCCTCTCAGGAATGCCGAGGATACCGTGGCCAAGGCCAGCGAGCGCATGCAAAAGCGCCTGGCTTTATCCATGAAACTGGCGGGCGGCGGTGCCGCCGCCGCTGGTATCGCCTACGGCGCGCAACGCTTGGTCACGGGCTTCACCGATAGCATCCGCGATGTGGAGCGCGCCAAGGGTGAGTTGGCCACTTTGGGTGTGCGCGATCTCGATGCCGTGGTGCGCCGTGGCCAGGAGATGCAAATGCAGCTCGCGGGTGTCACGGCGGATGCCTTCGTGCGCGCCTCCTATGACATCAAGTCGGGGATCAGCTCTCTCACCGATCAGGGCGTGGCCGATATGACCGCCTCGGCAATGCTGGTGGCCAAGGCAACCAAGGGCCAAGCCGAGCAAATGACCTCCCTTTTTGCGACCTCTTACGGGATCTTCAAAAAGCAGATGGAGGACCTCACAGACGCGGAATTTGGTGAGCAATTTGGCGCGGCTCTTTCCGCCTCGGTGCAACAGTTCAAAACCGATGGCGCGGCGATGCAACAGGCCATCGAAAGCGCGGGGGCTGGAGCAGTCAATCTCGGCATGGATATGACCGAGCAACTCACCCTCCTGGGCATGATGCAACAGCAGATGCAGGCCGGTGAGGCTGGCACGGCATTGCGCGCCTTTGCAACCAACGCGGCCAAGGCGCATGAGGCCTTTGGCAAGATGCAAGTGAGCGCGGATCGTCCCGTGCGGGTGCGCATCCTCGATGAGAATGGCGGATTGCGGGATATGCCTGACATCCTGGCCGATCTCCAGGCGCGCTATGGCGAGACGCTCGATGCCTTTGAGGCGGCTGAGATCAAAGAGGCCTTTGGCACCGATGAGGCGATGAAAATGATCAACGCCCTCTATGGCCAAGAGGCGGCGGTGCGCGCCAATGCTGATGCGCTTGGAAACGCCGCCGAGCAAGGCACTGAGTTCACCTCAGCGATGGCCGCTGCCGCTGATAACAACTGGGATGCCACAATGGTGCTGATGTCCCAAAAAATGGATGTGATCCAACAAAAGATCGGCGAGCGCCTCTTGCCCGTGGTGCAACGCTTGGTGCCCTATATCGATGCTTTCATTGCCACCGCTTTTGACTGGATCGACGCCAACCCAGAGCTGATCACGGGGATCGGCGCGGTGGTCGTGGGCCTAGGGGCATTGGCGGCGGTGATCGCACCCATCCTGATCGGCGCGGGGGCGCTGGTGAGCGGCTGGGCAATGATGAGCTTTGGGGCCACTAAGCTGGTGCTCAGCCTGGCGGGGATGGCCAAGTGGGTGTTGGGTGCTGGCAAGGGTCTCTTGTGGCTCGGTCGCACCGTGCTCCCCTTGGTAGGCAAAGCCGTGCTCTTTCTGGGTCGTGCGCTCATCGCCAACCCTATCGGCCTCATCATCGCGGCCATCGCGGGCGCGGCCTATCTGATCTATCAGAATTGGGAGCCAATCGCCGGTTTCTTTGCGGATGTGTGGGGGCGTGTCACCGATGCCGTGAGCTCGGCCTGGAGTACCATGCAAGGGCTCTTTGATCGATACAACCCGCGAGACATGATCACCAACGCTTGGCAAGGGGTCGCGGGGTTCTTTGGACGGCTCTGGGACCGCATCAAGGGAGGTGTGAGCGCGGGCTGGGACCTGATCAAATCCACGTTTCTCAACTATCATCCGGTGGGCTTGATCCTGTCGAATTGGGATAGCATCTCAGAGACCTTTGCGGGCTATTGGGAGAGCATCAAGACCGGCGTTTCGACGGGCTGGGAAGCCATCAAGGCGCTCTTTCTGGACTATCACCCGCTCGGCTTGATCATTTCCAACTGGAGCACCATTGCCGACACTTTCGCGGGCTACTGGACCTCTATTAAAGATGGGGTTGCAACAGGCTGGGACGCAATCAAGACAAAGCTCGGCGAGTTCGGTCCCGCTGCCCTGATCGAGGCAACTTGGGCGGGCGTGGTTGATTGGTTTGGATCGCTCTGGGAGCGGGTCAAAGCTAAATTCACTGACATCACCTGGGCCGATGTGCTCCCAGATTGGGATTGGGGCTTTATCAGCGATTTTGACCTCACAGACGTGATCAAGTGGCCTGAGCCGCCCGATTGGTGGAAACGACTGATGGGCCAGGAGGTTGTTGACGTAGCCCCGCCCAAAGCCTCAGAGAGTGCGGGCTTTGACGCCTTGCCATACCATCAACAGGATGCGGCGCGGGTTGTCGAGAATGTTGTGGCGTCTGGCCCATTGCCCACCCCGGCGCACATCGAGGAGCTGGAGTTGGGCATCGCTGACATCAATGCTCAGATCGCCGAGGCGCAAGCTGGCATCGCCAACCTTGGCGAGGGTCCAATGACCGCCGCGATGGCTATGCCCTACCAGGACCAAATCCGCGCACTCACCGCCGATCTGGAGGTGGCCGAGGCTGAGCTGAAGGATGCGCGCGCCAGGTCCGATGAGCTCGGCCAGGCGCTCCAGGTTCTCTCTGAGACCGAGGCCACACCAGAGATCAACACCGCCTCGGTGGATGCCGCCTTGGCCAAGGTGGCGCGGCTCTCGGCATCATTGCGCAACCTGCCAGGCGGTGCCCCTGCCACCAACTCCAGCGGCTCCCCTGTTCAAGCTCGCGCCAAGGGTGGCGCGTTTCGGCCTGGCTGGCTTCTAACGGGCGAGGAAGGCCCAGAGCTGGAGTATCGCACCGAGGGCGGGTTCATCGCCCACAACCGTGCCCTGCGCAACATGCTCGACATGGCCACTCGCACCCGTGACCTGGTGAGCGGCATTGGTTTTGATGGCGTTGCAGGCGCATCCATGCCCGCAATGGCAACGGTGGCGGCGGCGGGCGGATCGGCTATGCAGCGCGGCCCGATCACCTTCTCGCCTCAATATAATATGCCTTTGGCCTTTGAGGGCGGTGTTGATCTTGATGAGGTGCGGGCAACTGTGCGCGCCGAGCTGAGCGATGCCGAGGACCGCGCGCGCGTCGAATTGAGAGGGCTTTTGCATGACTAAGGTGATGATGATGCTCGGCGCTTATCCGTTCATGCTGGACACCGCCGCCTATCAACAGCTCAAGCGGGTTTCGACCTATCGCTGGAAACAGCAAGACCGGATCGGGCGCAAGCCTGGCCAGCAATTCGTGGGGCCTGGTGCTGATCAGATCACCCTCTCAGGTGAAATCCTGCCCCATTGGAAAGGCGGCTATGGCCAGCTCGATCTCATGCGCGCCCAGGCGGATCGCGGCAAGCCTCTGGTGCTCCTGGAGGGCTATGGCGGCTTTGTCCTGGGCGATTGGGTGATCCTCAAGATCGAGGAAACCAAGAGCGAGTTGGAGGCCGATGGTGCGCCCCGCGTGATCACCTTCTCGATCACGCTCAAGGAATATGGCGGCGATGAAGGTGGTTTTGGTGGCTTTGGCCTTGCTCTCGCGGCACTTTCAACACTGGCGAGGCTGACATGATTTATCGCACCAAGGATGGCGATGTCTTGGATCAGGTATGCGCCAAGCACTATGGCGATGCCCCTTATAGTGTCGAGGAGGTCCTTGCGGCCAATCCTGGGCTGGCGGCGCATGGGCCGGTCCTGAGCTCTGGCATCCTCATCGAGCTCCCAGCGGTCGAGGAGACCGCCCAGGAGAAACCCACAATCCGGCTCTGGAATTGATCGCATGACCCCTGATTTCAAAGTGATCGCGGCGGGCATCAACATCACCAGCCAGATCGAGGATCGCCTCCTCAGCCTGGTGGTGAAGGATGAGGCGGGCTTTAAGTCTGACACGGTGGAGATCACCCTCGATGATCGCGACAACGCCATCGAGCTCCCCTTGCCTGGTGCGCCGCTCGTTGTGTTCATGGGGTACAAAGAGACATTCCTTGCGCCAATGGGCGTTTTCACGGCGGATGAGGTAGTGGCCAAAGGCCCGCCAGATCGGGTGACAATTCGCGGCAAGGCCGTGAACCTGGGCGGATCGATCAAAGAGCAAAAGACCCGCAACTGGGATGATAAGACCATCGAGGACATCGTGGGCACCATCGCGGGCGAGCACGGCCTGGAGCCGAAGGTGGCCGAGGAGCTCAAGCCTTTTCTATATGAGCACCTCGATCAGACCGATGAGAGCGACATCAACTTTCTCACCAGGATCGCCAAGGATCATGACGCCATCGCCACCGTGAAAGGTGAGGCGCTCCTCTTTATTGGTAAGGGTGAAGGCAAGACCGCCAGCGGCATCCCGATGATCCCACGCCCGATCACCAAGAGCGGTGAGCTGCGCTGGTCTATGACCCTGGCCAGCCGTGGCAACTTCAAGGCCGTGGAGGCTCACTGGCACAATGAGGAAACAGGCCAGAAAGAGACCGTGACCGCTGGTGAGGGATCGCCGGTGAAGCGCTTGCGCCACGTCCACTCCACCAAGGCCGAGGCTGAGAAAGCCGCTAAGGCCAAACTCGATGAGTTTAAGCGCGGGGATGATACCCTCAGCATCACGATGCCAGGCGATCCAACGGTCGCGGCTGAGGGTCAGATCATCGCCCTGGGTTTCAGGATCGGGGTGAGTGGTCTATGGTCAGTGACAAGCGCCCGCCACCAGATCAGCGGCGGGGGCTTCACCACCTCAATCGAGACGGAAAAGCCGAAAGAATGA